TCAAATAACTACTTTTATCCAATCTTTACCCCGGTCATCATTATATTTATCGGTCATTTTTTGCGATTTATGGCCCAGTAAATCTTTAGTGTTAATTCCTTGTTCTCGATAGAGTCTTTCTGATAAAGATCGTTGTTCATGAAATGAAGCTGGCGTCCCTTCTCCCCAATCAATATCAGTTTTATTTCTCGCCTTCTTAAAATTTGTCGTTATTGTATTTGCTGTGACTTGTTCACCACGATTTGCTTGAGAAGTCGTGCGAAAGTAATGGACTAGATACGGACTGAGAACACGGTCACGACATCTAGAAACAACATCCCTCAGCGACATGTTTAACGCATCAGATCTTAATGCTAGTGGAATAGCCAGTTTACTTCCTGTTTTTTCTTGTGTTACATGCAAATGGTCATCCCAAATATCGCTAAATTTCATTGCTGAGATATCACCAAGCCGTTGCCCAGTTATCACAGCTAATAGCATCGCATTGCCTAAATACTTATGCTGCTTGTCTGCTACTTCAAATATTTTTTGCCACTCATCTAAATTAAGACGCTGGCGGGTAATTCGTCTTTTTGGTTGTTTAGTTGCGAGTGCAGGGTTATATCCTGGTGGAACTTCACCAGCATGCTGAGCTTCTTTGAATACATCAATTAATACTGAGCGAATAACCTGAGCCATACGATGTTGGCCATTAGATTTATACTCATCAAGTATTGATGCGATATCTCTCGCATCAACAGCGGGTAAAGGCTTCATTGCGAGAGAGTGGCGCATTAGGTCCACAGGTTTTCTTTTTTGCTTATATGTATTTTGTTTTATATCACCGTCAGCAAGGCGTTCCCCTTGTATTACCCAGTAGCGATCTAGCCAAGTATTTACGGTGATCTCTTTTCCTTTAATTCTTGCTACTCTATCGCTGATCGCCATAACTTGTCGGCTGCGTTGCTCAGCTAGTCGATTATTAGCTTCAATAGCAATTTCACGCGCTTCAGCTTCGTTATCACCGAGAGCGTGATATTTTCCAGTTATAGGGTGTCGATAACGCCAATAAACCTTGTTAGCTTTTCTGCTATATAGCGGGTAGAGATTAGGAATGTTGACGTTATTTTTACGTGGTCGGGCAGCCATCGTTTAAAATCCTTTGTAATTTTGGGTTATCATTCTTATTGATAACCGGTGATGTCAAATTACCGACTAAGTCGGCATCTTCTCTCACGCGCCAAATACCACCTTCTTTTTGTGCTGGTGGATAGAACAAGCCATTCCTAGCATAGCGTTGTAATGTTCCCAGGCGAGGAGGGCGACTTCTATAACGTTCACTCGCCCATTCCTCCAAAGTTAGCATTTGCATAATTACCTCCACATTCTGCCGCATACAGATTTTTAATTTATGACTATACTTATTAAGCAACACGCGATACTTGCTATTATTTGCCGGCATATTATATGTCGGTTTTTTTTTGCTAATTTCTTGTTTCTTTATATTTTTGGACTAAGCTTAAGTAATTCTACAGTTACTTATATTCCTATAGAATGAACTGATCCCTGTGTGTTAATTATTTACCGCTGAATTTATTGGCGGTATTTTTTTATTTATTGAATTGGCTTTAATTTAAATACAATAAATAACTATCACTCGGACTTATTATTATTAGCAAAAATTAATTTATAAATTTCTTCACGATAGACACTAATATCTTTTGGGGTATCAATACCAATCCGCACTTGGTTACCCTTTACTCCTAAATTGTAACTTTAATATCATCACCAATAACCACAACTTCGGTTGGTTTTCGAGTAAGAATAAGCATTCCCATACTAAGCACTCCACACAGTTTATAAGATTGCCTGAACTAACTTATCCACATCAGGCGGCTGTGGTATTCTTGGAAGCCCTACACAACCAAGAGAATTTGAAATGTCTAATTTCGATAGAGACTTACAATTTAAAATTATAGAGTTAGCTGTAAATGACTACCCCAGCGCTATTTTTTCAGAGCATATATCTGATGAAATAAATAATTTAAAGAAATCAGACATTCGAAAATTAATAAAAAATATTGCTTACTTACAAGAAGAAAACCTAATTACTGGGGGATTAGAGCCAGTAAGTGGTGGATATATGGTTTTCTTGAATCACATTAAAGCTACTAAAAATGCAATTAATTTACTTAGTGAAGAGGGAAGCATCTCGGCATCATTAAAAATCGTCACTGTAAAATTGCATGATGATACCTTAGCCGTTCTTCGTGATTTCATTAATCAAAACGTTACCGATCCAGAAGAAAAGAAAGGGTATTTGCAGCGCTTAAAAGAGCTTCCCGCTGACGCCACAAAACACATCGTGCTTGAAATATTGGGCAAGGGACTGAATCAGCTCCCGAACGCAGTTCAGTGGCTACAAACAGTGCTCCATCCTTAGTGAATTCATCTTCATTATTTATCTTTTTAAATTTAACCCAACCGACAGTTGGGTGAAGCTCTAACCAAAAGTCTTCATGATTGTCGGTTGACAACGTCAATGCATTCTTATGAAAAACAAGAGAATAGATTTTTACCGTTTTCTGCTCACTAGTTACTTCAATCATACCTAATACCCCATACATTATTCAGTTAAGCATTAATAATGACTAGGCAACGTTCGGACTGATCGAAGATTTGCTCATCGAGCTTTTCTAGTTGCCGCTGCAGGTCGACTTGCTTAGCTTTAAGTGCCGCCAACTTTTGAAGTTCAGCGGCCTTTTCCATAATCCATGCTGCAGCATCTTCTTGCGACATAGCAACGCTAAAAGTGACGATTGGTTCATTTAAATTGGTTTGCATGAGTTTCTCCTATTCCTTGCGTGAAATAAGAATGCAACTAAAAGTAGATGATGTCAACAACTAAAAGTAGAAAATAAGGACAAAATAAAACCAGCAATTGCTGGTTTTCGAAATTATGCGAATTGTTTTAATGACATGGGCAAACTTCGAATTAGCTTTCCATGGAAATACAGTTCATGTATTTCATGATCTTCAATATAAAAGGGCGGGTAAAACTCATTATCAGACATGACGGCTAATTTTCTACCTTTAACCCTTTGTAATCTTTTGATAAATGTAGAACCTTCAAAGTTAAAGACATAAATACCATCACCAGTGAACTGTTCAATCTTGGTATCTACAAAGAGCAAGTCTTTCGGGTTTAATGTTGGTGACATACTGTCACCATCAGCGTTTATAATCACTACACCATCAAGGCTGTTTCTACCAAAAAGTTCATAAACCCTTTCTTTAGGGATTTCTATGGAACGAATTATCTCAGGGAACGGATTATTAACGTAACCATTCCCAGCAGATGCAAATGCTTCGATTTGCCTCACTGTGACCGTGTCTCTTTCTTGTTCTTCGCCAAAGCTTCCATATATATCAACGCCATAATCGAGATAAACAGGCGTGGAATGTACTGTATTTGCTACTTGTTCCATTTTGTCATCTCTAGGCTTTGCTGTTCCAAGCGTATAACGTCGAGCCATTTCATAGGAAACACCAACATTCTCAGATAGCTGTTTAACATCAACACCAGCATCTCTCATACGCTCAGTAAGTCGCTTAGCGAAATCACTGTATTTTGTATTTTCTACCATAAGTAGAAGTTTATCTCGCACTTTAAGTATTGTCATTTCTATTTTAAGTTGCTTATCAACTCTACTTTAAGTAGTATTTATTTATTCATAATCGGAGAAGAAAAATGAATAAAGAAAATATTACAGAGAGAGCTATTAGAGCCGTAGGCGTCCCGTCTTCTGTCTCGCGCTTATTCGGCTTCAATTCCCCTCAATCAGTTTTTAATTGGATTAAAAATAACAAAGTACCAGCGGAACGTGTAATTCAGCTCTGCAAAATGGGAGGGTGGGAAATTTCACCACACCAACTTAGACCCGATCTTTATCCAAATAAATTGGATGGTTTACCAAACGATACCAAAACCAACTTACTGAGTTAACTACAAACAAAACAACGGAATTGTAGATATGTGCAAACAAACATTAAAAGAAGTCGTGAAAGAAATGTGTAAAGCATTCCCTGGTGGGCGTTCTGCAATAGCTGGCGCTCTGGGTATTTCTGAAACCACTTTCAATAACAAGCTGTATGAGAAAAACGGCTGTCGCTTCTTTGAAAATGATGAACTTGAAGCGATTGAAGAATTATCAGGCACTAAGTTGCTGGTGGAATATCACATGGATCGTCACTCGATGGTACCTGCAACTAAAGTTGAGCCTGAGAACTTAGATACAGTCGAACTCTTTGAAATACGCATGAATCTTGGCGCTATGCAAGGTGCGTTATCTGTACTGATTCAAAACAGCATTTCTGATGGTGTTCTTACTGACGAGGAAATTAAGGCAATAGATCGCAAGTTAGCAAAGGTATTTGGGTACGCGGCAGGATTTATTGAGTCATTAAAAACTGTATACGGGATTAAACGATGATGAGCATAGCTAGAAAGGTTGACGCCCCAGATATGCGGTCCGAGGCGTCGGTTGCTAACAACTTTTTGTGTGGAGTAATTAGCATGAGCAGTGTAACGAATTTATCGGGTAGAACGCAAGTACGCGCTTCAATCCGCGATAACCGTTTCGTCTATGAGATTAAATTACCAAATGGTTACCAAGAAACCAACTACCCATTTATGCAGTGGTTGGTAGATGATTTTAATGCAAATAATCGGGTGAAGGCATGACAAATACATTTGACATCGTTCAGGCCATGTCAGGGCATAAAAACGTAATTGTTATCCCAGTGCCTTACCTTGAGTTCTTCAAGGGTGATCAGCAAGCTCACGCGTTGGCTGCGGTACTTAACCAGTTAGTATTCTGGTCTGGTATTTCATCTAGTGCTGGTGATGGTTGGTTTTATAAAAGCCATGAAGAGCTGGCAGACGAAATCAAAGGTTTATCAGGCGAGGAACAATCCCGTCGTCTGGTGGATAAATTACGTAAAAAATACTTTCCCGGCATTATTGAAACGAAAACTAAAAAAGTTAACGGCACACCAGTTACGCATTACAAACTAGATGGAAATGCGCTTATCTCAATGATTTTCCCTGCAATTTCTGAAACGTCGAAAGTGAGGAATGGAAACGTCGAAAGTGACGAATCCAATCGTCGAAAATGCGGAATGGAAACCGCAGAAATGCAGAATCATGGAAACGTCGAAAATGCGGATTCCTATCTTTATACAGATCTTAACTCAGATAGAGACATACAGATCAATAAATCCCTTTCGTCGCAGAATTCTAGCGAATCCAGCGACACGGGTGAGAGTGATATTTCTAATAAAAATTTAAATTCAGCTGTATCGAGTGCAAATGGTCAACTCTGGGGAACCTTGGAAGATTTAGAGGCAGCTAAATGGATGTTTAAGCGCATTCAAGTTATCAACCCAACTCAGAAAGAACCTAAATGGTTTGATTGGGCAAATGATATTCGATTGATGCGTGACATTGATGGTCGCACCCATGAGCAAATTTGTGCGCTGTTTGACTGGGCTAGCCGTGATTCTTTCTGGCACAAAAATATTTTAAGTACAAAAAGCTTACGCAAGCATTTCGACTCATTAACTGTTAAGAGCCAAGAAAATCCACATAAAGCGAAATCACAAATATCGGCTCATAACCCTGAGTGCGACAAAGCCTTTAAGCGCTTCTTAGGCCAATCACTTCCAATTGAAAACCCAACAGAACTTGAGAACTTGGTTAGACGTGATGCAAGCAATGCTGGTGTGAAGCGTATGCAACCAGAGTGGGCGCAAAAGAAATGGGTAAGTATCTGGAATGAATGTGAGCAGCGTTTGGGAGGTGCAGAGTGATGCGTAGTGAAACTAAAACAATTTATGGCGTTGACGTATTAGGCATGATTGCAATGCTCAAAGAAATTCGCCGCTGGTGGGCTATTCGTGAATTGCGTTCTTTTTGGAATCAGGACAGATACTGTTTAGGTATTTGTAAAAAATTTAGTCACTTAGCCCATCACGCTGACTATTTCCATATTCAGCAACGCTACAAGCGCATTCGTTTATATATAAGAGCCCACCAGCAGCGAGGTGTTATCTAATGGCTGTTTATTCAAGTAATACCGCGCCAGAGGATAAAGATTGCTGGCAAACACCTCAGTGGCTATTTGAAGCTTTAACGCTTGAATTTGGTTTCTGGTTAGATGCTGCTGCAAATGAACAAAATGCCCTGTGTCCATACTTCCTCACCATAGAACAGAATGCATTGGAAATCGATTGGGTAAGTTGTGGCGCCATATGGTGTAACCCGCCTTATAGCAAGATTAAACCGTGGATCGTTAAAGCTGCGGAACAATGTACAAAGCAAAACCAGCCAATAGTGATGCTATTACCCGCGGATAAATCAACATCCTGGTACTCGTTGGCGCTAAAAAGCGTTGATGAAGTTCGAACTATTATCGATGGCCGTATTAATTTTGTTGATCCCAACACAGGAAAAGAGAAAAAGGGCAACAGTAAGGGCTCGATTCTTCTTATTTGGCGTCCATTTGTAGAACCAAAGGCAGTAGGCACGCATGTCTCAAAGAATCGCTTAATGGAAATAGGCAAAGCAATTTTGGGGGTGGCAGCATGAGAAGTGACACTTACCAGCAATGCATTGAAATAATTAAAGCAGGTCGTCAATTCGACACCTTTAGCACAAATCACCTCAAAGGCGTGTGTGGGTATCACAAATTATTATCCAGAAGAATGCTTGTCATCCTGATTGATCTTGGGTGCGTCAAATACCTTGGTGAAATGAAGAAGGAGGGTAAGGGGCAAGCAATGAGCCATTATCAAGTGACGCCATACGCTATCACCAAACTAAAACAGTCAATTGAGAAAGAGTGCCAACAGGCTATTAAAGCCAAGGCAAAGCTTAAAGCGCAGCCACCAGCCGAGCCTAAAAAAGTGGACGAAATCAAGAAGTGTGAGCCTGAGTCTCAATTCGAGTGTGGGATTAAAGTTGTTGAAAAAGCTTATATAGGCGATATGGGAAACCAATCACTAAAACAGTTAGATCAGTTGCTGGCGGGGGTAAGATAGTGAAAAACAAAATGCCAGAAATTCAAACTTGCCGTTATTGCAATAGCTCTGACACGACAGTCGAGAGTCACAGTTATAGAACATGGTTTTATGTTCGCTGTCACAGATGTGGTGCCAAAGGCCCCGATGTTAATGATAAGCCAATGGCAGTGACTGTATGGAATAAGGGGGTAATTGGTGAGTAATACAATATCTCTAATTTTACCCTTTCCTCCCAGCGTTAACGCTTGCTGGCGGAACATTAATGGTAAAACGTTAATCAGTGCAAAGGGGCGGGCGTTCCGAGCAAATGCAGCAGCAGCCATCTATGAACAATTACGTAGAAGACCGAAAGCAATCACTGAGCATGTATCTGTCATTGTGAAG